CATCAGAGATAGCTTGCAGGACGTTCGCGTCGTACTTACGCTTCAAGGCAAATGCACCAGACGAGGTAGCAAGTGCTTCGAAGTTTACGTGCGAGTGCCGCTCTTCGATGTCGTCGATCTTAAACGCAAAAGCGTTTGCATTATCGACAACCATCGTGATTTGATCGTCAGCCAAGTCTTGCGCGTTTACGACGGAACCCCGCGTATACGATGAGACAGTGACTGTTGGTTCTTTGATGATACGAACCGTATCGCCGAAGTTTTCAATTTCGCCCGCGTAGTCGGTGTTAGTAATATCTTCTACAACCGAAGCACGACGGAAGAACTTGAGAACCTTCTGGCTGAAAATTTCCGGTGCAAAATTACCGGAAGGCAGGTTGCCGTAACCTGCAGCAGTACCAAATGCCATTGGTTCTTTCCTTCCTTTTTGAGGTTAAGGTTAGTTGTTGGGGTCGATCCGGCCTTCGAGACGTGCAATGTCGAGTTCTTCTTCGAGTTTCTCGAACTCCCACGGCTTGAGGTTACGGATTTCAGAAGCTTTCCACACTTTGCCTTCCACTTTAGCAGTAGCTACTTCTCGCGCAGAGGCTCTAGTAACTGCGTCTGCCGCAGAGGGCTTCGTGGTTTTCTTCTTTTTTGCTGGTACGTTAGTATCAGCTTTGTAGAGGTCTATGACCCGTGCCGCCCATTTAGCATCCGTATTGTTTTTGTAGATGCCATCTGAGATTGACTCAGGCTGCTCTTCGAGCCACGAAAGAAACTTTTCATCTGTCTTCATTTCATCGAAGTCCGGATGGTGGTTAAGCAGTTGCTGATAGGCTTTCTGCTTTTCCAGTTCTTTTTCACGCTCCTTGATCGTACCTAACTCCTCGCGGAGTTCGGCGACCTGTGATTCAGCCTGATAAGATGAAACGGTCTGTACGACTTCAAACACTTCTGGATACTGGTCTTTGAATGCTTGCAGTTCTTCCGGTGTCTTCGGCATTGCCACTCCTTTCGGCATTTGCGCTTGAGGAGATTGCATCGCCGTTTTTAGTTCCGCGATTTCCTGCTTGAACTCATTTACTTTCGTATCGTAGTGACGCTTGAGATCGTCGTATCGTTTCTTGTAATCGTGGTCAGGCTCTTGCTTCTGTTCTACGAAGCTACTTGCTTGTTGCGGAGTGGCCTCTTCGGGGTCCGCCTCTTGTGCTTCTACAGTCTCTTCCGCTTCGTTGTCTTCGTCGTCATCCTTGTAGACATCTTCGCGGTGCTTTCCACGATATAACGAATCATTGTTGATTGTTCCGAATGAGTCGTTAGGTTTGTTGGCACGGTGGCCTCTTGCTTTTGCCATTTTATTTACCTCTTGATAGCGGGGCTACTTTGGCGTGTAGGTAGCCGCTCCGGTTGTGCTGGGGCCGCGTTGCGCGGGTAGCCAGCTAATTCTTAATATCTAATTTCCGTCGAGGAATCCACCTCCTGCAGCACCCTTGCGTCCCTTGCCGTTTTCTTTGATACGCTTTGAAGTTTCCTTCTTGCCGCGATTGTTGATTTTTTCGAGTCGGTCGTAGCCGATAATCTTGGCTAGGGCTGGGGGTACGATGACCTCACCGCGAGACACTGCAACGTCTACGGCCTTTTCGTATAGGGGCCTATCGACATCGAATGTGCCCTGCTGTCGTGCCTTTGTGTAGGCGTCAAGGATCATCTTCTTGATGTCATCCTCGCCCGCAAACTCCACAGCAGCCGCGTTGATTACGAATGTGCCCTCTGGAACGCTCATGGGCTTGTCGTCAGCCACAGTGGCTGCTTCGGATACCTGTGATGGTGGACGCTCTACAAAGCCTGTAGGGGGCTGTGCAGCAACACCGCCCTCTTGCATACCGACGCGACCGCCCATCGCACGACCGCCCATAAATCCACCACCGTATCCGTCACGCGGTCCTGCTTCTCTTCGTTCTTGTTCTCTTCGTTCTTGAGCAGCACCTCGCGGACCTCCTCTGGCTTCTCCACCGCCTCGATCCGATTTACGAGAAGCCGCTGCTGCTGCTGCGCCCTCGTCGCGACCGCCGTCGTCATCGCTGTCGTACATGCCCCCTTCGTCGTCATCAAAACCAAGATCACCTATGGGGTTGGGGTCAAATGCCGAATCCTTAACTGGTGGAGGAGAACCATCCCCTTCGTCTTTTGCCTTCTTTGCGTGACGCTCTGCCAAGTAATTCTTGATGAACTGCTGTGAACCTGACAGATTCGTGTTGTACGCACCCGCATCCTGTCGCCTAACAGTCGTGAGGGGTCCTATGCCACCCCTCGCTGCTGCGTTGAGCGCTTGTTTCATAGCCAGAGCATCTGCAGCGAGAGTTTCTTGGTTTATGGTGTAACCCGCCGCAGTCATGGCTTCTACGTATAGTTTTTCACGCAAAGCTTTAGCCTGACCGGCTGTCGCCATTTGAGGTCCTGCAGCGCTGTGAATGTTGCCGTACGCATCCATAATTGCGCCATCAACGCTGACAAGACCAGACTTGCCGGTTCTGTTGTAGCTGCCAGATTCATCCTCACGACCACTGAGATTTTCATCCATCGTGCCGGGGATAAAACCCATGTTTATCGCATCGACACGTCCGACTTGTTCCTGAGTGAGGTTACCCAGAGTGCCACTGTATATTCTGCTGCCGGGGGCACGGCTGATGGTTTGATTGTTGATCTTGAACATGCTTCCGCCTGTTCCGCCAGATGCCGCGATCTTTGTTGCGTTTTCGTATTGTTTTTTTCTGTTCATCGCTCCGGCTGCAAGCATGAAACCACCCAACGCTGGATTACCCATCGCCATTCCCACAGGTGTTCCGATTGCCATCTCAGGCGTCTTGAGATTTTTTGCTACCCAGTCACCGAATCCACTGAGGGACTTGTCCTCGCCCTTCTTGCCAGCCGTCTCTGTATTTTTATCGAAGTTTTTGATGTATTCGTTGTAGTCTACCTTGCCTAGCTTGAACGCGGGCTGTCCCGTTTTCATATTTATGCCACTGAAGATATTTGTCTCGCTGTCACTTTCCACCGCTTCTAGGATATTGGGTCTTGTAACAGGGGGATCGGGATCAGGGTCAGCAGGATCAGGAGCTTTTTCAACCTTGATACCGGGCATGTCATAGAAGTCAACAAACCTAGTTTGATACTCTTCAGGAGTAAGATAGTTTCCCAGTCGAGTATCATCAACTGTACCGCCTGACTGCATTCCGACCCTCTTAGGCAATTCAATCATAACTTGTCTGTCCTCCGTGCCCAAGAAGTTTGCCAAGTATTCCCCCGCTAGTTCTGGACTCGCTATAGAGTTCTTTAAAACTGAAATAAAATCTGTTTTTCTGTTACGTTCTTGTTTGTTAAAATTGTATTCGTCTATGATTGTTGTCGTCGGTGATTCAGGCCGATCAAATACATTGAACTTGCCAAGACTTGTGGCTACGGTGTATTCAGGATCAGCAAAACTTTTGTAAGCCGAATCTAAAAATCCTGCATCGACAAGTCCGGGTCTGTACGGATTTACAGAGGTTTTAGCCCTAGTGTCTTCAAACGAAGCCAGCATGGCTTTCCCCTCTTCTACAGTCTTAGCTGAAGCTTGAGGATCACTTATGATTTCTCGTATGTCACTCTCATTAAGTTTGTTACGGTCTTGTTGACGCCTAGCCATAACAAGCATTTCTACGAGTTCATCTTCTGTAAAATCAGCAGCGGTAATTACATCATCGGCACCCGTTAGGTTCTCTATAAGAAGCCTAACATTAGTGGGTATCATTTTGTATAACGAACGAATAGCACCTTCTTGATCCTGTTTGAGATCATACTTTTGTTTGACAAGCTTCCGGAGCGTATCGTTGTTGACTAGAATTGATGACAACTCACCATCAGCTACCTGCTGCAACTGCTCTTCAGTCAGCGGAGTGGAAGATTGGTAAAGGTCGTGAAAGCCTTCGGGATTTCGTTCCGAATATCTTAAACCTGAAGGGCGATAGCTAAGTCTACCACGGTTTCTTCCGCGCTTTGATCTTGTAGGTATCTGTGCCCTATCTGACCTTGCGGGTGGCCCCGCCCTACCTTTAGGTTTTTCTTCGATCTTAATTCCCATAGCGTTACTGTTCGTTCCTTACAACTGCCTCGTAGTTACTCTTCAACTTGAGGAGCATTTCCAGTAAACCCAGCTTCCCCTGCACTTGGCGCAGTTCCGACTCCGATTGTGCCGTTACCACGGCCCGAATCGTCGATTCCCGGAGGTCCGCTAGGTACTCCTCCATTAGGTGCCAGTCCTTGCTGTTGAGTAGGATCGCCAGCTTCTGCGCCTGCTGCTTGTTGAGCATTTTGCATCATTCCCTGTAACATCTGTGCGTACACTTGCGCTTCGTTCTGATCGTTCACCAAGCTGTCCGGATCGATGTCCTGTGAGATAGCAAGTTCACGCATCAAGTTCGGTATCTTTACGAACGGAGCAAGCATAGGATTAGCTACGGTCTGTAGCAGTGAAGTGAGGCGCTGTGTGCGTACTTCCTTTTGCATGACGGCTGCTACGCCACGCGGTTTGATCTCTAGGTCACCTGTGACATCCTCAATGTTCTCTCCGAACTGCATGTTCCATTGAAAGAACGCTTCTCCGATAGGCTTGAGCAGGTGATCATCTATGTTCTTAATGACTGTCTTCATCGACAAGCCTGCGCTGCCCATCAGCATGGACAGGCCCGCAGCAGTGCGTCCCGTGCCCGTGACACCAGTCTGTCCGTGAGTGATTGACGGGATGCCCGTCTCCTCGTCTGCAAGCTGGCGTGAAATCTGATACATCTGAATGTTTTCGCCAGCGGTATTCGGAAACTTGAGTCCGTTGATTGCAGTGCCTGTGACGCCCGACTGACGACGGAATATCTTTCCGGGGAAGATGTCCATGGTCTGTCCCGGAACAAGACTTGCCTCGTCCACGTCAAACACGAGATTACCAGCGAGAGCAAGGTTGTCGATTGCCATACGAACGTGTCCATTCATCAGCATCTGTGCGTCTTCCATGTTCTCTGCTACGCCGACGCCCCATATCTGATACGGGTTGATCTCGAATGGAAACGCTTGATAGGGTATGCGTGCTGGGGTGAATGGATTGACAACGCAGCGGAGAATCTTTGTGCCACACACCCAGATGTTGACCTGCATCTGGTCGAACTCTGACATGTTCTCCGCACCCTCGAAACCGACTTCCTGTGCAAACTTGGCATCTAGAACGCCCCAGTATTCCAGAACTTCGTACCTGTTCTCGGAAATGTGTGGCTCAGTTTCATCCTCTCGGATCGTATCTTCGTAGTATTTGTCTTCGTAATTCGGACCCTTTGCGAGACACTCTTCGATTGCCACTGCGTCGAAGTGTGGCCGCATAACAAGACTGCGAAGTTGTTGTCGGTTCATGCGGTGACGTTCGATAACGTACTCACAGTCCTCTACGGATGTTGCTGCCGGATCAGGATGAAAATCCCATACAGATACATGTTCGATACGCGGCACAGTGCGCTCATACGGATCGTACTGACGCTCTCCGTTTTCGTCAGTAGTCCACCTGTGAATCCGCTTGTAGAAGTTGAATGGCCCCTTGACTACGCCTGTGCCGAAAAGGGACGACTCGAAGATGGCCTTGCGGAACTCACTGACAGCATTTGTATCAAGCAACTGATCATGGATAAGTTTTTCCATCTTTCGTGCTTGTTCTTTTGCAGGCTCGAACTGTGGTTCACCCACACGTGACTTGCCTGCAATGAGCATGTCACCGAAGTCTTTTCCGTACGATCCCAGACGGTGCGGTTCATCCGCACGCATGGCTCCGGGCATGAGTTGACGACCATCCCCCGGAAATCCATAGGGATCAGCCGGTTGATCTACAGCGTCATCTAGAGGCGTACGCATATGAGCAAACTCTTCGATACCTTCAGGCATCGGAGTTGACTCGACTACAAGTGGAAACTTTTTGTTGGCGAATAGAATGTCGATAATTTGTCCGTATGCAGCAAGGACTTTGGTCTTGGTGATCTTGATGAACACCCTAGACCTTTCGCTGTCGCGGTACGTTGTCGTAGAGTCATAGATTCCACGAAAGTTCTTGTACGCTTGCAGCCATCTCTGCTCGTACGAAAACCTTCCGTTCTCAGCATCGTCGAACTTAGCCTTGATGTGACCCGCAAGTCCGGGCATCTGCTCATCAGGGTTTATGATCGGGATCGCTTGTTCTTCGTCCGGCTCTAGAAAATTATCGGCCATGTCGCTTCCTTAGTAGTCGCGTTCGTCTGCCATCTTAAACAGCGAAGCTTCCACAGTAGGCTTGGTTTGCTTCTTGGGCATATCCTCAGTGAGAACATCGGTCTTTGCACGAGTGTCAAACTCAAGACCTTCGCGGTACAGTTTGTCTGCACCCATCTGATCATCTACAGATGTGTTGTCCGCATTCATGATATATGCTTCGCCCATGTTCAGGTTTTGCATTTCTTCCTCCGTTAGGGTTTAGGTATGCCGAGTCCGGGTCGCTTAACGAACCCCTCTTCGGCGTTTTGTCGCTCTCGTAGTTGTTGAGCGCGTAAGTTTCTTCCGCTGATGCTGCCGGTGCTTCTGTCGAACGGACCCGTGCCTGATACGGTTCCGAGTGTGGCGTAGTCGGCTAAGATTCCACCAATACCGCCTGCGGTTTCAGCTAAAGTTTCTTTTGTAAATAGATCAGACATACTTTCGGCGCGTTTAGCCTCAACGCCTAACAAATCACCTACAAACTTCTGACCCCGTTCGACTGCGATGTCAGCAGCACTTTCTCCCGGCGGTGATAGCTGTGCGTCTAAGACACCTGCACCGAGTTCAAACGGATCGGGTCCGGGAACAATAAACCCTGCGGCCTTTGCAGCTTTAGCTGCCATAGTGGCGGCTGTTGTGCCTGCTGCTGTCGCTGCCTTCTTCGCTGCTCTTCTTCTGCGGCGCTTCGGTGGATCAGGTTCAGGTGGCTCTTCCGCAGGAACGTCGTCGAGGAGTCCAAGTTCTTCCATCCTAGCCAGAGTTCTTTCACTGGGATTACCCGCTGCTGTGTCTCCTGTGGCGTCTAGTTTTGATGCCTTGATTTCAGCGCGGACTTGTCTCCTGATCTCTCTTTCATTTTCTTTTCTTGTCTCATCGGCTCTGATAAGTGCTTCATCAACTTCTGCAGCTTTTTGAATTTCTTCAGGTGTTACAGCAGCTTTTGCTTTTGTTTCTCTGGCTGTTGCTTCAGCAATATCGGCATCAGCAGTTTTCTGCGCAGCCTTTGCCTCTTTTGTAAGTGTTTCAAGCTGATCCTTAGCTATATTTTCTTTTTGTTCGTCACTTAAATTGTCTAGGTTTATGGTATTAGGGTTTTGATTGAAACCCATTCTTGCAAAATCTGAAGGATTTTCTAGTATCTTTGGCAGGTCAACATTAGTTCTCATGCCTGCGTAGTGTTTACGCAGCGTCGAAGCCTTCTTGTGACCCATAAGAACATCTACGAGACGTTCGTCTACTCCGAGTTCATCTATAAAGTATGTAGGTACAATGTGTCGTACAACAGATTTTGTAAGAACAGGTCTTTCCGTTCTAATGACTTGACCCGCTGCATTACGTGATTTATCCTCAATTACAGGAAGTATATTTGAGTATGGTTCTAGCTGCGGAGTAATGTGCCTAGCAAATGCTTGATCCATTTCTGTTTCAGTTACATCAAATAGAAACTCTGAGGTGCCACTGTTAAGATTTCTCTGTAACAACTGTCCCATCGGAGAGTCTACTTTGTAGCTAAGTTCTGGTCGTCCCTTGTTGTCAACAGCCTCCTTACCCCTGACTGTTATTTGATCTCCCTGTATAAATACGTCTGATTTTTTAAGTTCTAAAAGTTGTTCAGGACGATTAAAAGTAGTGGCGTGATACTGCATTATATCCGCAACCGCCTGTCCGTGAGATTCCACGATCTTAGGTAGCGCGGTAGTGTACATCTGCACAAAAGTATCTTGAGGAAGCACGCCCCTCATCTGTCTGGTCTGTGCCAGACTTGTTCTTTGTCCCCCTGCTCCCGTGCCTGCCCCGACAAGCTGCGGATACATTTTAACACCTGTCGTGGAGTCTGTAACTCCTATTATGCCGTATCTTTCAAAAGGAGTTTGTTCTCCCTTTCTCAGAATCGACTCTAGAGTTTGTAAGGGAGTAATTCTGTTTGCAGGTTTTAGTTCTTTTCCTTTGCTATCAAATTCAGGGGTGCCCTCTACAGTGAATTTGTAGATTTGATCCGGCATATCCTTGTAGGGAGTATCAGGACTAATGTCTAAGAGTTCCAAGTGGTTTCTTAGGGTAGTCATGTTCCCTTCGTAGGTTTTAGCAGTCGGGTGTAGCCTCTTAGCATTGGCTTGTGCAAAATCTATTGCCTCACCAACGGTGAGAGTTCCATCCCTCGCCTTCTCAGCGAGTTCTATCTCCGTCAGGATGGGGCCGTACGGAGTAGTTCCCTTTTTAGGTTTTTTAGGCTGTGCCATAGATTAGTATCCGAATACTTCGTCTTGAACTTGATGCACGTGATTCTTGATTGAGTTTAGCTGCTGGTGTATAGAAGCGTATCCACTCATCCGTGTCATCAGGCCGTAGCGCAGGGCATCATATGCGTGATCCTCTGCTTTCGTATCTACGTCCTCGCTGTTTGTCTTAGATAGGGGTATGCCCGCAATCTGCTTAATGATGTTCTGACACGAGGAGAAGAAACGAAGTCGCGGCTCTTCCGTGTAGGGATCGTCAGCAAGACGACGATGTATCTCCATCTTCCCCTGAATACGGTTGCGGTCTGCAGGCGTCCAGCGCACGCCCGCTCGCATCATGACTTCTGCTATAGACGGCCCAAAGCCCGTCTTGTTCCAGCAAGACGAGTCGAGGACCGTGTAGTGTGGTGGCGGGTCTAGTTGTTCCGCTTCTTGTATTCTATCAGCCAGTTGTTCTGCTGTCAAGTGTTTTTCATATAATTCTCTGTATATCCAGATATTGTTGTCCCAGTCGATTGCACCCCAGAGAACACACGATGGTGCTGCGTACCCATAGTCGGCCATTCGTATACGAGGCCAGTTTGTCGGAAGATCGAATGGCTCGACAACATGTCGTGTTCTTGAAAACTCGGGGAAGGCCGCTCCCTCCGCCACGTCCCAATCCCCTTCGAGAAGTCTCTTCCGTTCGACTTCTGGGAGCGATCTGAGCATGGCCTCGTACTGGCCGTCTGCCATCAGATGAGGATTGTCGGTCAGTCGCGCAGGAACAAACTTACGGAAGAAGAGCGGCTGACCTGCTTTCTCGTGACCAGCAGGCCACAGAAACGGTTTCTTTGTTTCTATATCGAAGGCAGGAAAAGGCTTATTCTCGGGAGTTCCTTCGATGTAGGTTTTCTTGACCCACCAACCACCCACTCCTCCGGGGTTGGCTGTGCAGCGCATGTACAGGTGTTGCTGGAGTTCAGAATCAGTAGTACGAAGGCGAGAACGCAAGTAATCCCAGACATAGGGCGTAGGATACTGAGTAATTTCATCGATGCCTATCCAGTTGAATGCCTGACCCTGAAAACGAGTTACGTCCTTG